GTCCTAGCGTGGGTCTTCGGAGTCGACCTGCCCCCGACGCCCTGACCTGACCCCCGATCCCCCAGACCCCCCACGTGGGGCCAACAGCCCCGGCCGCGACTGGTCTCCCGGCCGGGGCTGTTGCGCGCCCGGGCGAAGGTACGACGGACGCGGTGCGGTGCGGTGGGTGTGGCCCGGGTCGGATCGAGCTGCGCCGGCCGGCGCGCCGTCGATGGGGCCACGCGCTCGACCGGTCAGACCTGCAGGGGTCGGGCAGGCTCGAGCCCGCCAGGGGCAGAGTGACCACGTGTGACCGATGCCACAGGGACCATCCCCCATCGGGCAAGGTGACCAGACTACGGTCCTTGACCACCTTGCTACGGCGGAGCCGCTGCCCTTCTCCTCGCCTTTGAACAGGACGGGCCTGTCAAAAAGTCTTTGAACGATTAAACAGGCTTAGCCCCTGCCCCCCCTCTCCCTCTCCCTCCTAATGCTATTTAACAGTTCCAAGGCTGGGACCTGGACTTTAGCGGTGTTCAAGGTGTTAAAGTTTAGACGCCCGACGGAGAAGGCATGACAAGGAGTGACAGGCGTGCATGAGACTCGACGCTGTTCGATGTGTAAAGACGAGCTCGGCCCGGGCAACGCAAGCCCGTCCGTGATCGAGCTCGGCGGCTACTGCCGGACCTGCGTGAAGCAGTACCGGGCCGCCAAGCGCAGCGAAGCCCGCGGCGGACAGCCAGCGACCAGAGGCCGACCCCGGGCCCTCTCCGCCATCCCGCTGCCCGACCTCGCCATCCTCGACGACATCATGGCCGCCCACGCGTGGTTGGACGACGCGCCGCCCGAAGCGTGGCCCCGCATCGAGTCGAACTACCTCGATCTCGGCGAGGCCGCCAAGGAGCGGGCGAAGACGAAGGCGCAAGGTGACGGGGAGGGGCGCGACGGGGAGCTCGAGGAGCTCGAGGGGCAAGGTGGCGACGCGCCGGCCGATCAGGACTGGGAGAAGGAGTGGGAGTCGTGGATGGCGACCCCCGAGCACCAGTACGACCCGGCCAGGATCTACACGCGCTCGACCAACAAGTTCGACCACTCGACCCCGCTGACCGTCGGCTTCCCGCGTGAAGTGCTCGCCTTGGTCGGCAAGATCGTGTCGTCAGGGGTGTGGGGCGAATACCGGAGCAACCAAGACTTCGTGCGGGACGCCGTCGTGCACCGGCTGCAGACCATGGCCGCGCAGCTCGGGGACAAGACGTTCGAGTACCGGCTGATGATCGAACGGGTCCAGTGCATCTTGGATCAGCGCGCCGCCGACATGCGCGCCTTGGACAAGATGGCCGAGAGCCTCGAAGAGATCGGAGACCGGGCCGCAGAGGACGGCAACTGGGCGAACCTGCGCGAGATCATCCGACAGACCGAGATCTTGGCTGACCAGATCGGCGGGCCGTGGGGGGTCAGGATGGACCGACAGATGGACGCGTGGCGGGCGCGGATCCCGAAGGGACAGTGACGATGAGCGACGACAACGACAACCTGTTCAACCGAGTCCTCGAGCAACTAAAGAGGGAGATGGTCAAGGATCTCCACCGACCGCTGTTCGCCGGCTTCAGCTCCCGAACGCAGCTCGACCCGCTGCACACCGTCAGGTTCCGACGGTTCCAACACGCCGACGAGCTCGAGATCCAGTACCACCCCGAGACCGACACGTTCACCGTGTGCTCGCCGGGATGGGAAGCCGAGAGAGTTACCTTCACCGTCGACGAGATGAAGGCCCTGTGCCTCGAGATCGTCGCGTTCATCGACAGGAAGCTGTACCCGTAACCCAACCCAGGATGGAGAACATGCAAGACACAGGATGGACCAAAGGCCCGATCGTGCGCGCCCGGTGCATGAACGAAGGGTGTGGGAAGTACCGGCGGGTGCGTATCGTGCGCGTACTGCGGATGGGCGACGTGTTGCTGTGGGGCCCGTTCCGGTGCGTCGGCTGCATGCACGAGATGCAGGTCGTCAACACGAAGCTCGAGCCGAAGGCGGAGGAGTGATGGCACTGCCAGATCGTGACGACCGGTCGTGGCGTGGGCTGCCAACCTGGGCGACCGAGTTCCGACCGCAACAAATCGAAGCAGTCGAACAGATCCTCGAGCACTACCGGGCCGGCGTGAAGGTCGTGTTGTTGGACGCGCCGACCGGGACCGGCAAGACCCTCATCGCCGAGATGGTGCGCGCACAGTTGGACACGGCTGGCCTGTACGTGTGCTCGACGAAGACGCTGCAAGACCAGTTCGCTCGAGACTTCTCTGCGGCTGTGCTCAAGGGTCGGGCCAACTACCCGACCGAGCTCGGCCCAGAGTCGGTCACGGGTGACGACTGCACCGGCCAGACCTGCGTCTGGTGCACGGACGCGACGACCTGCCCGTACCAGATCGCCAAAGGGCTGTTCACCGTGTCGCCAATCGGGTGCACGAACACGGCGTACCTGTTGGGGCAGGTGAACAACACGCGGCCGGACCGGGCAGTCACGTTCGGTCGAGGGCTGGTGACCATCGACGAGTGCGACGAGCTCGAAGGCGTGTTGGTTGGCCAGGCCGGGTTGACGGTGACCCCGTGGGCGGCCAAGCAGTACGGGTTGAAGCTACCGAAGAAGGGCGCGCACGGTCCGACAGTGGTGCGCTGGCTCGAGGACGCGGCGATGGACGTCGGGGGCTGGGCGAAGACGAACGCGCGCAGGTACGGGCGGGATGTTGACGGGATGCGGAAGGTGCGGAGGGCACTACGGCTCGCCGATGAGATGAAGTTCGTTGCCGGCGACATGGACGACGAGCCCGACGAGTGGATCCGTGACTACTCGGACCAAGACGAACGGCTGATCCTCAAGCCGGTGCGCGTGGGGAGATACGCGCAGGAGAAATTGTGGCGGCATGGGGAGCGGTGGCTGTGCATGAGCGCCACGATCCTCAACCCGCAGCAGTGGGCTGACGATGTCGGGTTGGGCGACGAGGACTGGGCGTACGTGACGGTGCCGATGGGCTTCCACGTCGACAACCGTCCGATCGTCGTGTCCGCCGTCGCCGACATGGCACGCAGCGGGGCAGGCACGTACGAAGAACGATGCCGGAAGATCGCTTCGGGGATTGAGAGGGTGCTTGACAAGCACGAGAACGCGAATACACTCGTCCACACCGTCTCCTACGCCCTGGCACGAGACCTCACCTCCGCACTCACAGGGAGGAAGGTCGCCGGGCGAGGAGCATGGCACGGGAAGATGCAGGCAGGCGACGGACGGACGGTAGCGGTGCACACGTACCTCTCAGGCGACGGCAGAGACGAAGCAGTAGCACGGTTCACCGATGAAGGTGGCGTGCTCGTCGCGTCCAGTCTCGAGCGAGGCGTCGACTTGATCGGCGACCTGTGCCGCGTCATCGTCGTCGCCAAAGTCCCGTTCCCGAACATGGGGGACAGGCGGACCTCGGCACGGATGCGGCTGGTCGGAGGACGAAGCTGGTACGCGACCCAGACCGCACGGTCCATCGTCCAGATGACCGGCCGAGGCGTCAGGTCTCACGACGACTGGGCCACGACGTACATCTTCGACGCCCAGTTCCCGAAGTTCTGGAAGCAGTGGCGGCAGCTGCTCCCGAAGTGGTGGCGCGACGCGGTAGAAGTCCACCGAAGCCAGGAGTACGAGCAATGAGGTACGTATCGCTGTTCTCCGGGGCTGGGGGCATGGATCTCGGAGCCGACCAGGCGGGATGGGAATGTGTCGCCCAGGTCGAGAACGACAAGAACTGTCGACAGGTCCTAGCTCACCACTGGCCTGACGTGCCGAAGTGGGGCGACATCGCCGAAGTCTATGGTCGAGACCTCCCCGCCGCCGAGGCCATCATCTTCGGGTCGCCATGCCAAGACCTGTCGGTCGCCGGTCAAAGGCGAGGGCTCGACGGAGACAAGTCATCGCTGTTCTTCCAAGCCATCCGGATCATCAAGGAGATGCGCGATGCCGGGAACCAACCCCTCTGGGTCGTATGGGAGAACGTCGCCGGCGCTCTTTCGAGCCATCAAGGCCAAGACTTCGCCCAAGTCCTCCACGAGCTGGCCGACGCAGGGGCGCTGGTCCTCGAATGGGCCGTGCTGGATGCGAGATGGTTCGGAGTGCCCCAGCGACGGCGCCGCGTGTTCCTCGTCGCTTGCTTCGATCCTCGAACCGCCGAGCGATGTCCTGACCCGCTACTTCCTGTCGGCCCGCGCGTGCGCCGGGATCCTCGACCGGGCGACGAGGCGGGGCCGAACACTGCCGGGACCGCTCGAGGCGGCGCTGCGGGCGGTGTCGTCGCGGACGAGGGAATCGTCACCGGCCTGACGGGCGGGCTCGGGTCGGGTGGCCCGGACGCCGCGCACGCCCAGGCCGGGTGGCTGGTGCCTGCGTTGACGACGCGCTGCGGCAACACCCAGGACGACCAGCAGACCGCGCAGCTGGTGCCGTTCGTGAAGACGGTTCGGTCGGGTGCCCGTGACGCCGACGGGAACCTGCCCCCCGAGGTGTGGGCCGAGCAGTCGGTCGCTCCGACCTTGAACGCGATGGACAACGGATCCGAGTCGAGGGCGACGGTCATAGCAATCGACTCAACGTGGTCGGGGGCCTACCCGCCGTCGATCGACGTGTCGCCGCCGTTGAAACAAGCGCACGGCACGGTCCCTGCGATCCCCGACGGGCTCGGTGTCCGACGGTTGACGCCCCGCGAATGCGAACGCCTGATGGGCTGGCCCGACGACCACACCCTCGTGACGAACGCTCGAGGGAAGCCGATGGCCGATAGCCCCAGATACAAGATGTGCGGCAACGGGGTCGCTAGCCCGGTCATGGCGTGGGTAGCCGCACAGATCAACAACGCCACCACCTCGATCTGACAAGATCACCAACCCAACCGATCCAACCAACCCAACCATCCCAACAGGGACCAACCATCCCCGGCAACGGGGCGAGACAAGGAGAAGGCCAGTGGCCGACGACACCTACACCGACGAGATCATGGACAGCTGGCTCGGCGACGGGCTCCCCACCGACTTCGTGGGCACCATCGCCAACGCCAAGTTCGCCATCCCCGTCGACTCCCAGGCCGACGACCCGCAGCCCATGCTGATCATCGACATCGACAACGACGAGTTCGAGATGGACGAGACCCGCATCGGCATCGGCAAGGGCTGGGTCGCCCAGGACAAGGGCGCGCGCGTCGAGCGCGAGGACGGCGGCAAGCTCGTCTACAACAAGCAGTCGAAGATCGGCCGGCTCCTCGCCTCGCTGATGGCCTCGCCCGACTTCCGCGAGGGGTTGAAGGCCCGCGCCGAGCAGGTCGGCCACATGGCGAGCCCGTTCGACGCCGAGTTCTGGAACGGCATCACCGGCACCTGGGTCCGCGAGACCGGCACGTTCAAGAACAACGACGGCGAGGAGGTCGAGTTCACCTACTGGACCGTCGCCGACGCCAACGTCAAGACCGCGAAGAAGGCGGGTGGGCCGGCCAAGAAGGCCGCGAAGAAGGCCGCGTCGGGGCCCAGCGCCAAGGAGAAGGCCCTCGCCGCGAAGGCCGCCAAGGAGGCCGCCGGCGCCGCCGAGGCCGCCGAGGCCGCCGGCGACGACGAGACGGCCGAAGCGACCGAGACCGGCATCGACACGTCCAACCCGACGATCGCCCAGCTCGTCGAGATCGCCAAGGCCGCCGACGACCACGACTCGTTCGTGATCGAGGCGTACACCCAGATCGACGAGGACGACCTCACCGACGAGATCACCGCCCTCATCGACGAGCCCTCCGCCCTCTACGACACCGTCAGCTGACGGGTCGTTCGAGTTCGAGCCGGCCAGGGGCACCGCACCCTGCGTCCGGTCCGACAGACCCCCGCACCCCGACACCCACCTCTCCCCGGGTGAACGGGTGCGGGGGTCACCACACGGAGGGCACGATGGCAACACAGCCGATCAGACGGACACCTCGCCGGCGCAACCCCCAGTTCAAAGGCCACGGCGTCTACTGGGACATCTTCACCAAGCTCCCCCACGACGGCGAGTGGTACCAAGTCAAGAAGTACCAAGGCGAATGGGGCGCCAAGATCACCCGCGACCGCATCATCTACACCCACTGGCACAAGCACATCCGCGTGCCGGAGCCCGGGTGCTGGGAGCTCACCGCGGAACGCGGAGAACCAGGCGAGGACGGCAAGCGTGGCAGCGTGCTGTACGCGCGGTGGACCGGGAAGGTGGAGTCGTGAGCGTCATCAACCCTGACCGACCGGTGAGAAACCGTGTCAATTGGGCCGTGCAGGGGTGGACGTTCAACAACCGTCCCCGCGACCCCGGCCCCTACGTCGTCCTCGACGCCTACCTCATGCCGGGACTGCCCGGCGAGTGCGACCAGCACGACCACCTGCACCACATCAGGGCGACCTCGTCGCCGACCGGCAAGACGGTCCACGTCGAGGTCGACGGCGTCGTCTACGAGCCTAGGGGGAAGTCGTGAACGTCATCAACCCTGACGAGACCGCCGGCGACGTCTACTCCCGGCCGAACGTGCGGCAACGTGACGACGGCCGGTGGGAGTTCCGGGCTTCGAGCCTCGGGTCGTGCGACCGGGCGCTGGTGATGGAAGCGTTGGGGCAGACCCCCGAACCTCCCCCTGAGCACGTGCAGAAGGGCATGGATGAGGGGACCGCGTCCGAGCACCTGATCTTGGCTCACGGCAAGATCGCCAAGGCGGGGCTGTCGGTGTGCGAGAAGGTCGAAACCCTCGAACAGTTCGCCACCGACGTGCACATCGGGCGGGATGGCGCCGCGCAGATGTACCTCGAGGTCCCTGCCGGGCCGGCGGTCATCACCTGCCACCCTGATGTGCTGCTGGTCGGGACCCGCGGCGACGACATCGGCCAGTTCTACGTCGGGGAAGCGAAGTTCCTGCGCGGCGGCTGGAAGAAGCTGCTCGGTGAGATGTGGACCCACCGCCCGTCGTACGCGTGGCAGCTGTCGGTGCAGATGCTCGGCACCGGGCTCCCCGCCGTGTACATGATCGGCGAGAAGGGCAAAGACGGGGAGCTCGTCGATGTCCGCGTCGACCGGGTGACGATCCCACCGTTCTCCAAGGTTCAGATCGTGAAGCGGGTCATCGGGCTCGTGAAGCAGATCGAAGCCGGCACGATCCCCGACTGCACGTACGCGCAGTACCCGTGCGGGTTCTGGCGCGACGGCCACGACGGCCAGAAGGTGTGGGCGAAAGACGAGCGGGTGATCGAAGTCGACATCGCCCTCGGCAAGAAGATCCAAGCGCAAGCGTTGAAGTACGAGACGCACAAGAACGAGGAGAAGTTCGCCAAGAAGCAGAAGGACATGGCGAAGGACGCGCTGATGGAGCTGCTCGAACAGGCGGGGGACGGGGACGCGCGCGGCGTCGTCCAGTACGGCGGGGTCCGCGTCGTCGGGCATGTGGAGGATGTCGCCGGCGGGACGTTCGAGCGGAAGCCGTACACGAAGCGCTACGTCGACGTGAAGATCGTGGGGCAGTGATGGCAACGATGCCCGGATGGATCATGGCCGGCACCAACCGGCACGTCACCGCCAACTTCCCCGACGAACCCGACGAAGAGCTGTTCTGCTTCGCTGTCGACTGGGCGTGGCAGTGGGCGTGCAAGAACTTCTCGTCCGATCCGCGGTACGCGACGTGGTCATGGGTCGGGAAGCCCGAAGGCTACGGCGGCGGTGGATGCCTCCGCCTCGACGAAGGGGAGTGACATGACGAGATGCGAGAAGTGCGGGGCCCCTGTGCCCGCCGGCCGGGACCTGACACGTGTACCCGCAGTGGTACAAGACCCTGAGGTCGCCGCAGCCGGCGGAACCGTCAACGTGTACGTACTGCTGTGCGACCTGTGCGTCGCGCGGCTCGTCGCTGATGATCGGGAGGGGTGATGCACGACTTCACCGAGATCCTCGAGAAAAGCCGTCTCGCCCGTTCCCTTCCCGCCCCAGAGAGGCGACGAGCCATCCGTGAGGCGGCAATGGTCACCCAGGAGGACATCGCTACAGCGCTCGGCGTCACCAGAGCGATCGTCTCGAGGTGGGAAGCCGGCCTCCGAATCCCCTCGGGGGAACATCTGACCAACTACGCGCGTCTCCTCAAGGCGCTCGCCGACGACATGGAGACCGACTGATGGGTGTGATCCTCAAGCCGACGAAGCGGGCCAAGGAGAGGATCTTGGTCTACGGCGGTGGCGGCACCGGCAAGACGTTCGACGCGTTGACCGTCGCGCACCGGACGTTGGGTGACGGCCAGACGTTGTGGGTGTTGGACACCGACAACTCGGTGACGACGCTGCTCGAGGAGATCGAGGCGTTCACCGGGCTCGGGATCGCGTTCGACGGCCACAACGTCGGCGGCTCGAGGATCCAGTGGGAACACGACGACACGTTCCCGGCGGAGGAGGGCGGCAAGGTCTGCATCTACCACGCGACCACCTGGGATGAGGCGTGCGCGGGGTTGGCCGAGATCGTCGACCAGGCCGGCCCCCAAGACTGGATCTTGGTTGACTCGGTGTCCCAGCTGTGGACCTGGGTGCAGGAGTGGTTCGTGAAGAAGACCCACGGTGAAGACATGGCCGAATGGTTGGTCGACTGGCGGATCGAACAGCTCAAAGACGGCAAGGCCGGCAACCAAGAAGCCCAGGCGCTGTTGGCTGACGGGGCGTGGACGTTCATCAACGCCCAGTGGAAGAAGCACGTGACGGAGTTGGCGTTGAACCCGCCGTGCCACCTGTTCATGACCGCGGAAGCCAAGGCGCTGCGGTCCGATGGCAAGGACCAGAAGGCCGTCAAGGTCATGTACGACGGCATCGGCGCCAAACCCGAAGGCCAGTGGGCGCTCGGCCACAAGATGAAGACCGTGCTGTTCAAGGACAAGACGCGCGGCGCCAACCCGACCCGGCGCACCACGACCGTGAAGGACTGGGGTCGGGAAGATCGGATGCTCGACGAGGACGAGGTCGCCGACTTCGCCCTCGGATACCTCAAGAACATCGCCGGCTGGGAGCTGACGAAGGAAGGATGATCATGGACGCCAACGAGATGCGAGCGATCAGCCAGCTCGTCGCCGACCTCAACGCCGAGATCCACAACGAGGTCCGGATGCTGCACGACCGGGTGACGAACCTGCATGCCCAGGTCGCCGCCTGGGAGCAGTGGGGCGAACAGGTCAACGAAGGGATCGGCGAGATCGCCACCCGGCTCGGGGCCCTGCAGAAGTACGTCGTCGAGACCGTCACCACCAACGCCTACCAGTCCGAGGTCACCGAGCACTACCGCCAGTTCGTCATCGAAGAGGCTGTGCGGATCGACGTCCAGTTGAAGGACCTGCAGCGCGGGTTGAAGCGCAAGGAACGCGAGAAGGTCGTCGCCAGCATGGTGATGCCGGTGGACGTCGACGGTGACGACGAGGCCGGCGAGTAGACCGTGAAGAAGGTCGCGACCGTCGACGTCTACGAGATCCCCGGGCACGGGCTCGTGCTCGCCGACCTCGGTGATGTGCCTGACAGCCCGTGGCGGTGGCTGATCCTGCCGACGACGTCAGGTGGGTGGGTGGTCGCCAAGTTCGTCGACGCGGCCGACATCGCACGATGGGACAAGGTCGGACCGATGCACCGGGCTGCAGCGAAGATCGCTCGAGCGGTCGAGGTGAAGACAGCGAGGCGGGGACAGTGATCGTCGTCGCCCCCACCGAACCCAAAGCGTTCGACCGGCTCGGCCCGCGACGGCTCATCCCCGAACGGTTCGGGGTCGACTTCTGGTGGGTGGCCGGCGGCCAGCACTGGGGGGTGCAGCGGAAGGAAGTCAAGGATCTCATCGCGTCGGTCGGGGATGGGAGGCTGAGCAAAGAGCTCGGCCAGATGAACCGACTGGATCACGTCGTGCTGATCGTCGAAGGGCGGATCCAGTGGACCGCGGACGGTGAGATGATCGGCGACGGGTGGGGACGGCGATGGAACTACGCCGGCTGGCTCGGGATGCTCGCCGGGATCATGGCGCGCGGCGTGTGGATCTGGCAGACCAGCGGGATCCACGAGACGATCGTCGCGATCGAGACGCTCGAGAAGTGGTCGAGGAAAGCCAAGCACCAGTCGCTGCTGGGACGTGAACCGATCTCGAGCTCGTGGGGCCGGCCAACCAACCGCGAGTTCGGTGTGTACATGCTGACCGGACTGCCTGGGGTTGGTCCTGAGATCGCCGGGAGGATCTGGGAAGCAGCCGGCGGACAGCTGCCGTGGCAGTGGACGATGGACGAAGGTGAGCTGAAAGCAATCGAAGGTGTCGGAGACAAGCGGGCCCGGGCGATGATCCGGGCACTGCAAGCACAAGGAGAAGGCTGGTAATGGCAAACGGGATGAGCATGCACCACCGGAAGGTCGAGAGCCTCAAGACGGTGCTCAGGGTCCACGCGCTCAACGGCGACAAAGGCATCACGTTGGAGGGTGTGTTCGACGAGGCCGACAAGGTGTACGACTGGATCAACGAGACCCCCACCGAGCGGCGCGCGCGCAAGGGGAATGGGAAGGCGGGGGGTGGGGGGTCGTGACCGCAGCCGAACGAGCCGTGGACCTGATTCTCAGCGGGCTTGACCGCTGGGCGGACGAGCCGTGCGACCCCGTCGACATCGTCGAGCGCCTGATGGCTGACCCTGCGCTTCTGGTGGACCTAGCCATCGCAGCCGGGGCACTGGTCAGGCTGTCGGACACGTTCGCATGGAAGCCGGACCCCGACTGGCCCGGTTGCGCCATCGTCAACACCGACGGTCCGAACGGCCGCGTTGGCGACAACTGGCAGCCCCTGTACCGCCGCACCACCCAGGAGAACGGCCAGCCATGAGTTACTTCTGGAACTTCGGCCGATGCAAGCACTGCAACTGGCCCCACCACCTCCGGGTCGATGTTGCAGCCAAGCCAAGGCGCTGGTGGAGGCGCAGCCCTGCCCCCGCTCGCTCGTACGTGTTCTGCGGCAACTGCGAACTGCGAACCGACTTGCCCACCCAGGAGAACGACCAGTGACCCCGCGTCTTGACCCGGACGCGGGCTGGTACACCTGCGCCGACCTTGATGACTCCGAGCCGTGTTGCCTGTCCTGCGGCGACGACGTGAGCGAAGGCCATTCAGACGGCATCGTCATGCGACTCAACGACAAGAACATCTGGCTGTGCTGCCGCCACATCGACGCCGCCAAGAAGGCAGGTGCGACATGGACGTGACCCCGCGACTGACAGTCACCCAAGAGCAGGCCGAGGTCATCTTCGACTGGTACATGACTCATCGAACCGAACCGCTCACCCTGCGGCTCCCCGAGCGGCCGACGATGCCGTGCCCACAGGTTGGGATGGAGGTTCCTGACGAGAAGTGCTCTGAGTGTGACGGGACTGGCTGGATCCCCATCCCCGAGGGGACACGGGTCGGGGTCGGCAGCTGGGAGCACGGCGAAGACACGATGGGCTTCTGGATGAAGTGGCACCCCGTCGCCACCGCCACGCTGACCGAGGTCCACGCTGCCCTAGCCGACGGCCAGCCGTACCGATGGTACGTCACCCTGTCCGACATCAAGCCCGTGGAGGCTGACCATGACGAACCCATCTGACGCTGTCCGTGCGGTGTTCGACGGTGCCGAGGTCGCGGTCGATCTGTCGTTCGTGGATGACACGTGGACGGATCCGGCGGCGGTGACACGCGTCGAGCTTGTGAAGTCGGTGAAGCTGTGCCGGCGGTGCGACATGTGCGAAGGGCACCGCAAGATCCTGCCGACGGTGGGCCCGTCCACGTTCGCGGTCGTGTCGGAGAGGTTGACGGCCGGGCAGCGTGGCTGGCTCGAGACGGTCATCGACGACGCGTGGTCCGGTGATGATGTGACGGTCGGTTGGTGCAACGTCGTCGGCTGCGCAACCGATCAGACCCCACCGATCCGGGCGCAGGCACGGTGCCGGCCGTGGCTGTTGGATCAGCTCGACATCGCCGACACCCGGTTCGTGCTGCTGGTCGGTGGGGTCGCGTTGCGGGCGTGGAGGTCGGACTTCACGTTGCAAGGCCACGCGGGGAGGGTTGGGATCTGGGGGTACGACCCGGAAACGACCGCCGGCGGGTGGGTCGTGATGGCCGTCCCGCATCCGGCGACGGTGCTGATGGCCAAAGGCGCCGAGAAGAAGCAGGGGGTCGCCGAGATGCGGCGGTGGCTGCGGCGGTGGCGTGAAGTGATCAACGGCCGGGTGCTCGAGCATCTGCCGACGACGTGTTCGAAGTCGTCGTGCGCGCAGGACACGATCACGTATGTGGACCCCGACGGCCAGCCCTGGTGCACGACCCATGAGGCAGTGGGTCGGGGCATGTGGCAGAAGGTGCGCGACGGGTGGGTGGAGAGAGCCGAGGTTCCGCAGTCGGTGGCGGTGGAGCTGCCGATGGAGGTCGACGCGTGATCAGATCAGCGGATCGGGTACGAGCTCGCCGGCGTCGACGCCGAGCGTGTCGGCAAGCTCGTCGAGGTGGTGGGTGGGGATCACCTTGCGGCCGGCGAGGTACTCGGTGATCGTGCGCGAGTTGATCGACGTGACCGCGGAGAGCTCCGCGACCGACCAGGCGTTCGCGCGCATGATCTTGCCGAGCGGTTGCGAAGTGTTGAACGGGCGAGACATGTGTGCGATGGTAGTTTCGGAATGATTCGGAAACAAGGAAGGACCGCGACCGATGCCTGACGCCATCCCCTCTGACGCCAAGCGGGTCGTGCTCGCTGCCGTGGTGCCATGCGAGCGGTGCAAGGGCACCGGCTGCGACGAGTTGACCGTCGCCGACTACGAGGCAGCAGGCATCGACATCGACCTCGACGACGACGACCTGGGCACACCGGACCACGCCGACGACTGCTTTGAGTGCAACGGCGACGGCACCCGCACGATCGTTACCGACATCGAAGTGACGCGCGAGCCCTACTACCGGAACTTGCGCCGTGCCGAGGCCGCCGATCCGACCTACGTCTGGGAGGAAGTGCAGTCGTGACCTATCTCCTGCGTGCCCTCATCGCCGTGTTCTTCGCGACCGCCGTGTACTTGATCTCCGGTGACGTGTTCCTCACCGCGATGGTCGCCGGCTGCGTCTGGTTCTACTCGGGTGCGTTCATCCGGTCTGACCGGCGAGGACCGCCAGAGGGGCCTTGAGCGCGAGGACGGCCGGCGACTCGGCTTGCGCTGGCGGTGTGTACGGCCCCTTGTTCGTCAGCTTCGACAGCGCCGCCTGGTAGGTACGTAGCGCCGGCCACGACGCCAGCAGCCCCGCGTCGCCGGTCTTCAACGCGGTCGCCTTGTCGGCCTGCATCTGGCGGTACACGAGGATCTCCTGCTTCGCCTGCTCCTGATCCATGTTCACCGTCTTCGTGAACACCGGGACACCGACACCGGCAGCAAGCCGACGCTTCGCGGCCTCCGGGTTCGTGAGAGCCAGCGACTTGAAGTCCTGATTGAACCCGGCGAGATCGGCGACGGTGCGGGCCTGAGGCAGCACCGACCCGAGGAGCGCCATCGGGAACGACTTCGGCGCGACGCGCAGACCACCGGTCTCGGGGTCGTACTCGAGGTCGGGGTACAGGTCGGGGCCGCCGGACGGGTCGATGCCGAGCGAGGTGAGCGTCGCGCCGATGAACGGGTTGACCTGCCCGGTGATCGCCGACGCGTCCCCACCCTTCTGTCCGGTCAGGAACCCGATCAGCGCCGGGTACGACGACACGTCACGGAACGGGTTGGCGCCACCCAACGAGACCCCGGTCACCATCCCCGACGCGTCCGGGGACCCGATGAACATGAGGTCACGGAGCTTCTCAGGTACCCCGGAGAGATGGTCGTTCCATTCGGTGTTCGCGATCGACGCCATGATCGACGTGCGCCACGGATGGTCCCCCGGATACTTCGCGATGAAGCGGATGACGTGGGCCGCCCAGGAGTAGAAGGGGAACACGGATCGGATCACGCCACGCTCGAGAGGGGTGAGACGATCCCAGTTCTGCAAGATGTCGCGGGACAGAGCCACCCCGGCCCGTTCGGCTTCCACCGCGGACATGCCGGCCTTGAGCGCCTTCGATTCGCCCGACAGGTACATCATCGACCGGTAGAAGTCGTCGAACATCTGGTTGAAGTCATACGACCACTGCACGCCACGCTTGCCGAGCTCGACGGCCGGCTTGATCCACTTCGTACCCCGGTCACCGAGTCGGTCGACGGTCTCGGACAGGACCCGGCCGAGGGTGCCGCCGGCGTTGTACTGGTGGGCGATCGCGAGCCGCTGGTTGAGGGGGAGGCGCGACGCGTCGAGGTCACGGCCCCACAGTGCGGCCTCGCGCATCTCGCGGGTACCGGACGCCGCACCCTCCTTGTAGGCCAGAGAGTTGTCGCGCGCCATCTTCCAAGCCTTGCGCGCATATCGCCACGCCAACGGGTCCGTGACCGTCGCCAAGATCGCGCCACCCAAGACGTTGTTGATGTGCCAGCGGATAGCCAACGGCAAGACCGCGGTGCGGAACACCTTCATCGGGGCGGACAAGGCGCGCGCGATGGAAGACGGTTCGGTGGGTAGGAGACGCTGCAGGTTCGCGGAGACGTCGCGGGGGATGAACACCTGCTTGTCGGAGAACGCGGTGAGCGGTTCGGGTCGGCCGCCGGCCATCGTCTTACCGCGCGTCCCCGCCTCGCCAGTCAGGTACGAGTCCCGGTTGAACGGCGCCCAGTCACGCGACACCAGCTCACCGACGACTTCGTCCATCGGCCGGCCCGTCCGATCCGAGACGGCACGCGCGACCGGTTCGTAGCGCGCCGCGAGGGTGTTGCCGTCGACGCCCATCCGGTCGCCGAGCCAGTCGAGGAACCCTTCGGTCGCGGTGCGGGTCAGGATCTCGTGGGCCTGGTGGGTGACCGAAATCGCGAGGTCGGGGACACCGGTGAGCTGCTCGATCGACCCGCCACGTTCCTTGAGCTGGGATTCGCCGGGCACGAAGTTGAGCACCGACGGGTTCTGCATCTGCTTCGCGGCGCGCCCCGTCACCTTGTGGACGTACAGCGGGTCGACGCCGGCTTCGGCGAACGCCTGCCAGGACCGCGACGCGTCCTCGAAGTACGAGGTGTACACGTTGCGGAGATCAGGGTCGATGTCGACGAGCCGGCCAAGAGTCCGGTCCGACACGAACTCGGCGGCCCGCAGCTTGTCCTCAGGGGACAGGTTGCGGGACTGCAACGACTTCAAGAACGCGTCGTCGGCCTGGGAGCGCACGTACTCGGAGAACCGGGCCGGGGCAGACGCAGCCTCGACGGACGCGACACGTGCCTGGGCCTTCGCTGCGTTGGCTTCGGTGAGTCCCATCCGGTCGAACCGGTCGACCACCTTGGCGGCTTGGACGCGTGTCGCGAGCTCGTCGACCGCCCCCGACCAGTCAACACCGGAACCGAACTTCTTACGTCGAGCGAGGGTGCGGGCCCGGTCCATCGCCCCCTGCCAGTCACCGCGGTACACGCGGTCGACGAACTGGACAGCAACCGGGTCCGACGGGAGGGTGCGGCCGGCGGTGACCGCGTCGTCGAGAGCGGTGACCGTCGCACGCTTCGATGGGGCCGACGACAGCATCGGGTCCCGGGCGATGGCCTCGAGGTCGGCGCGGGTGCGGGCCTTGTTGATCGCCGACCGGATCGACGAGATGTCGTAGCCGTGCTGCTCGAGGTACGACAGGTTCGCACGCGCCGCCGACTTGCGGGCCATCACCGACTGGGCAGCCGAGTTCCCGGTGAGGACGTCACCGAGCTCGGCGTGAGCGTTGTCGAGCATCGCCTGATCCGCGAAGTCACCCGGGTTCTCCACCGCCGCGCGTCGTGCCGTCATGTCGTCGAGGAACGCGGCACGGTCCCGGGCGCGCAGGATCGGCTTCGCCTGGGCCGTCGGATAGAACTCGGTGCCGTGCGAGAACGAGACCGGGGTCAGGTCGCCACGGTTCACCATGTGGTCACGGATCGCGTCCTGGGCGTCGATGATCCGGTCGGCGTACGCGCGCTCGGTCGGGTTGAGGGACGCGAGGAACGCGGACCGGTCAGTGGCCTCGTTCGCACGCCGGTACAGGTCAGCGGCCGCCGACGGTTCCAGATCCGAGTCGCGCATCAGCTTGAGGACATCGGCGAGCGGTTCGACGACCGGTGCCGCCGACGGGTTCGAGATCGGCTTGCCGGCCAACGCCTCCTCGAGCGGACCGACGTAGTCATCGAAGATCGCCCGGTTCGACGCCTGCGCCATGTCGCGCGACGGCCGCCCGAACGCCTGCCGACCGAAGTCCATCGCCGAGGACACGAACGGGACGTGGGACATGGCCGGCCCGGTGCCCTCGAGGAACCGGCCGTACAGGTTCGGGGCGAGCTGGTTGTGGCCGGGGATCTCGAGCTTGGTGATCGGGTCGATGAACGGTTCGAGCTCGACCCCACCGGGGCGCAGACGCGTGTACCGGAGAGCGGACCGGAGAGGAGTGGTGCGCGCCGGGGCGCCGGCCACCTCGAACCCGGTGCCCGGCAGCGTGTACACCGCGTTCTCGCGGGCGAGCTCGGGGGCCATGCGAGCCGCGGGGGTCAGCTTGGCGAGGGTCTCGGCGTAGGGGAGGACGTCGAGGGCGGTGAACACCGGGTGCTCGGCGAGACCGGACACCCCGGGGCCGCCGGTGCGGAAGTTCGACGCGACGAACGACCCGGGGATGAACCGGATGCCCGGCTGCATCGCCAGGTTGCCGAGCGCCTCGAGCGGGTTCGACGCCGAGAGGGCACCTGATAGGTCGAGGCCGTGCTGTTGGATCTCCTGGCCTTCGTTCAACACGATGCCAGGCAGCTTCGGGATCGACGAGAAGAACGCCTTGACGTCGGTCAACGCGTTCTGGAACAGCCCCTGGTCCTGGCGGGGGACGACTGGTTCGTTCGTGTCCGCGGCGCGCAGACCGACCGCCGTCTCGTTCTGGGTGTACGGGGCCTGCCCGCGACGCACCCGGTCGACGTCGAGGCCGGCGACTGCACGTGTCGTCGCCGGGTTGGAACGGGCCATCACCCCCGCGAGCGCCGGGTCAGGCGACGTGTACTTCCGGATGATCGACTGGACGCGCGTCGGTTGGGTCGGGACGAACGGGCCGAAGTCGCTCACGGACCCAGGTTACTCGCCGAAGGTCAACCGCCGAGGTTGAGGCCCGACAGCGCGTCCGCGCCCTGCTGACCCGGGTACTGCCGGTTCCCGTTCTCGGCCTTGTACCGCTCGACCGCGAGCTGCCGTTCCAACACAGCCTGCTGTTCGGCCTGCTGCTGGGCGGCCTGGGCCTGCTGCTCGAGCATGATCTGGAACGGGAGAGCCGCCGCCTGACCCTGGTACGCGTTCGCGATGCCCTGCTGGCCGACCCGGAACGCGTCAGCGAGCGGGGCGATCATCGGGTTCTGACCGGCCTGGGCGGCGTAGGTGTCCGCGAGAGCGTTCGCCTGCTGCGCGTACGGTTCCATCACCGACTGCAACGCGGCGGAGTAGCCGAGCATCCGGTTCATCTGCTGGGTCTGCTCACGGTCAGCTTGGACAACCTCCGGGAGCGACTGCAGGATCTGCTGGTAGGTCTGGGCCCGCATGTCGTCGACGTCGTCGGGGGTGGCCTGGCGGTACGCGACCTTCACGTCCTTGTCGCCCTGCTTGACGGTGTCGACCTGATCAGCGGGGATCTCGACGTCGCCGACGTACAGCTTGCCGTCGCGCTCGGTGACCGGCTCAGGGACCGTCAACCCGCCCGCCGTGTACATCTCGTCGAGCAACGCCGCCTGGGTGTTGAACTCGTCGATGACCTGCTGGCGCGTCGACGGCGACAGGTTCAACCGACCCATCGTCGTCTCGAGGTTCTCGGGGGTCGCCGCCGCGATCTTCTGGCGGCGCAGGTTCTCGGCTTCGACGCGGCGCTGATCGGCGGCCTGGGCTTGCGCCTGGGACTCCGCGGCCTTGTCCTGCTGGCCGAGGTTCCCGACGTTGGTCTGCTCGAGGTTGTTCTCGCCGAGCAGACGCAACGCCTGACCAGCGAGGTTGCCCGGGTTGAACATGTCGGCCCCGGTCTGGGCCCACCCGCCGAGCTTCTCGAGAAGGTTGTCCGACGAACGAGCCTGCGCGTCGCGCGTCGCGGCTTCGTCCGAAGCGTTGATCAGCGCCTGACCCGGGCCCGTGGCCGCGACTCCCCGACCGGCTTCGAGGCCAGCTTCGCCGAGGCCGGCACCGAGACCGCCGACGATGCCGCCGACCGGGCCAGCCCACGCGCCGGTGCCGATCCCGCGGCGCGTCGCACCGAGGACGCGGCCGAGCGGAGTGGAGTTGTAGTCCCGGTCAGCGCCGAACGCACCGAGCGCCAAGTTCGCGCCGATGCCCGTACCGATCCCGGCAGCCATCCCCCCGAACTTGCCGGGCGTCAAGTTCTTCGTCCACATCGACTGGGTCGGCTGGATCGGAGGCGGAGGAAGCGGCTGACCCTGAGCCATCAAGCGTGCCTCGAGCTGGGGCTGAGACATGCCGCCAGCCGGCGCCATCGGACCCGGCGTCGGAGGCTGACCCGTGGCCATGATGCGCGCGTCGAGCTGGGACTGGGTCACCGGGTTCGTACCGCCCCGCAACATCTGGTTCGCCTCGAACGACGCGTCAGCCACCGGGTTCGCCACCTGAGACGAAATCGACGGCCCCGCCTGAGGTGGCGGCAGCGTCGACGGCGGGAACGTACCGGCACCCGTCGGGGGGATCGGCTGATACTGGAACTGGGGGACGTACGACCCGACCTGCACACCGCCACCAGCAGCCCAGTTCGGGCCCCCGGGGACGAACTGGGGGACACCCTGGGCCGGTGCGTACGGGGCCGGGATCGGGAACGGGCGCGGCGCCGGGATCGGCGTGTACGGCAGCGGAGGGAGAGTGATCGGCATGGGCTTGTGCTCCTACAGCCGGACCTGGGAGCCGAGACCCCCACTGTACGGGTACACCTGGGACGTGACGGACCCGAGACCGCGGGTGCCGAGACCGGACAGGCCGGCCGCCGACAACGCTTGGTTCATCGCGTTCATCGCCATCTGCTGCACCTGGGCGTTGTTCGACGCCATCGCCGACATGATCTGGTTCACCGACATGGCGTTGGACATGCCGAGGTTCTGCAGCCCCTTCTCGAGTGCGAGCTGCATCTGCTGTGCGTTGAGGCCGAGCCGCTGGGCTTGGATGTCGAGCTGACGGTTCGCGATCTGGACGCGCTGCTCGTCGTTGCCGATGCCCTTCTCCTTGACGTCGAGACGCTCGAGGTCGAGGTTCGCGTTCGCGGTGTCACGGTCGAAGCCGGCGACCTGCTTCGCGTACCCGGTGCGCGCCTGGTTGCCGGCGTTCATCGTGTCGCCGTAGATGTTGGCGTTCTCGAACTGGCGCATCGGCGCGTACCAGGCGCCGTTGCTGGTCGCCTGAGAGTTGTTCTGCACGGTGCGGTACACGCCCTGGCGGAGCGCGTCGTAGAGCTGCTGGGAGAGCGTGTCGCCGGCGTAGCCACGCATCTTGTTCGTGTAGTCCTGGGTGACTCCGACGCCGCGCCGGTCGATGCCGATGCCTTGGCGTTGCAACCCGAGGTCGGCCATCTTGAGGCCGTTGAGGTCCCGTTCGGCGCCGAGGTTCTGGTAGTCGAGCTGGTTGCCGGCCATCCCGAGGCTGTAGTCACGCTGCGCGAACCCGCGCTGCGCGGCGTAGTCCTGGCCTTCGAGTCCGAGGCGGGCACCGGCCAACGCGTTCTCGGCCTGGTAGCCGGCCATCGTCGGAGCCTGACCGGCCATGTACGAGTTGTACAGGTTCAACAGGTCGTTCGCCCCACCGCCGGCCTGACCGGCTGCTGCACCCACCGAGCTCGAACCGCCGGCCTGACCGGCAGCGGCCCCGACCCCACCGCCGAACGTGCCCGACGTCGACGACCCGATCCGACCCTCAGCGGAGGGCGACGCGAGTGGTCGACGCTGCTGGGGAGCCGAGACGGACCATGCGGGGGCACCGGTGAGAGGCATCAGTCGATCCAGATATCAGTCGGGTACTGGGGGTCGTAGATCATCTGTGATGGCTGATCCGCGACGTAGTTCATGTTCGACGCGGACACGATCGCCTGCAGGTTGTCCGAGAAGCGCTGCAGCGCGGCAGCGGCCTGTTCGGGGTCGTTCACGGCACGCCACGCCATGTGCTCAGCGAAGTCGACCGCGAGATCCTCCCAGCCCGACGGGAGAGGGAGAGACGTCGAGTCGGCGGACCCGTCGGTCGCGAGGTCCGTCGGCAGGTAGTAGTAGAACAGCTTGACGGTGCCCGACGTCGGCGGAGTCGGGAACAGCACCATCTTGTGTGCGCCGCCGCCCGGGTAGCCGTCCGACGTCCAGAACTCGGGGGTTCCCTGGGACGTCACCTGCCAGTGGCCCCAGATCCGGTCGAGGTTCTCGCGCTGGCGGTACTCGAGCGGGATTCGGGTCGACGACGCCGACGTGTACCACTCGGCCTTGCGGGCCCGCACCATGTCGGTCGGCATCGTCGCCGTCTGGACGCCGGCCGAGAACGACAGCGTCGTCGACTTCTCCATGCACTCACCGCGACGGGCGACCTCACGGACACCCCGGTTGAGTCGTCGACGCAGCGACGGGTTCGTCCACATGCCCGACGTCTCCGAACCGGGGGTCTCGTCGAGGCGGTCACGGAGCTCGGCCAGCGCTTCGCCCAGGGTCATCGACATGAAGTCGATGGTACTAGACGGCCACCGGGGTCAGGTGGTGGAGCCCGATGGTCAGCCCTTGATGGCGACCTCTTCGGCGGGTGCGGCGATGGCAACCACGTCAGCTTCGGCGATGACGCCCTTGTCGACGAGCAGCGTCTGCAAGGCGTCGGCCTTCGCAGCCTGTTCCTTCGCGACCGCCAGGTCCGCTTCGAGGGTGGCAATGCGGTCCTCGGTGGATGGGGTCGGGTTGGCGTACTCGGCGGCGCGGGCCAGCTCGGCGTCGGTCGCAGCACGGGTGCGGACGACCTTGCCGCCTTCGACCTCGGCGACGGTGCCGTCGTCGTAGACGCGGGTCGCCGAGACGAGCCCATGCCGGTCGTAGTTGTCGTCTGAGTAGACGATGGTTGCCATGTTGCCCCCTAAGCGCTCGGGTTCGAGATGCGGACAGCAGCGAACCCCTGGAACGTCGAGTTGTTGTTCGTGCCGTTCCACTCGGACGCCGTTGGCAGCGCCCCGAACGTGAAGGCCCGAAACCATTGCCCCGGAATCGTCGACCCCATCGACGTCCCGATCGGGGACCCGATGTGCGAGCCCTGCCACGCCCGAAGGGTCGGCCCGCCATCCGAACAGACGACCAAGATGTAGATGCCGGGGGTCAGGGTGCGGGTGCCACCCGACGGGGTGTAGGTCTTCACGCCGTTCGCACCATCGGCGGCGATCGCCCCCGAGTCTTCGAGCGGTGAGCCGGTCGGCTGCCAGTCGGTCGTGCCGGCGTACAAGCCGATCCGGTACGACTTCCCGGCGGCGGCGGCAGTCACCTGCTCGAACGCCAGGCGGTCGATGACGATGGAGTCGCCGAACACGAGGATCGGCTGGTGGTACATGTAGTTTGCGGCGAGGGCCAGAGACGAGATCGCCGAGATGACATAGCCGGGGATCGAGTAGTAGGTCGCCGAGCTGTAAGCGGCCCGGCCCGGTGTCGGGATCGACAGGTTCGACCGCGACGTCTTCGCAGACGAGACGTCCGACAGGTTCGAGGTCTTCTGCAACGCCCCCGAATCGGTCGCTGTGGACCACGCCCCGTCACCGCGCAGGAAGTTCGACGACGACGGCGTCCCCGTCGTCGACAGCTTCGACAAGGCGATAGCAGCCGAAGCGCTGATGTCGGCGTTGACGATGGTCCCGTCGGTGATCTCCGACGTGGTGATCGTCGACAGGGTCGCGAGCGAGCCGAGGCCGAGGTTCGTCCGAGCTGTCGCCGCGTTCGCGACGTCCGACAGGTTGTTGGACTTCTGCGTGTAGCGGGCGTCACCACGCGTGTTGTTGTGGTACTGGGTGTGGTCGTCGTCGGCGAGGCCGGTGAGGGCCCCGTGGTCGGTGACACCGCCACCCACCCCGGGGGGGCCGGCAGCTTCGACGCCCTGCACGATCGTGACGTTGTCTCCACTGGATGCGACGACGATGGCGGTGTCGTCGCCGATCTGAGCGATCGTCACCCCGGTCATGTCGTCACCCGGCCCCGCACCTGCACCTTGCCCGAGAACGGGCAGGAGATGGCCCCACCGATGTCTTGGAACAGGTCGTAGACGAGCTCGGTGTAGTCCGAGTCGATGGCCCCGGTGACCGTGTCGGTGAGCGACAGGAACAGGATCGCCTTCTTGTCGAAGGTGCGGTCGACCCCGTTCACCTTGTAGGTCTGGTTCGACCCGGGCTGGGATGCGGTGAACGTGACGACCGTCGTGCCGTTGAGGACGTCCTTGCCCTTCGCCGTGAACGTGTAACTCGAGACGTCGACTTCGGCGCCGTCAGCGTCGAGGAACACGAAGACGTGGGTGTAGTCGGTGCCGCGGTAGATCCCCGACAGGTCGTGTTCGGTGGGGAGTGCCACAGGGGGCTCCGATCAGACGGCCGGCCAGGGCTTGCGGGCCATGACGGACCAGCCGCCACCGGAACCGACGAGCCGGACACACTGCTTGCCTGCGGTCGACCCCGGGGTCGCGTCGGCCGGGACCGGAGGAACCGGCACCGTCATCGACTGGTTCGGCAACAGCACGAACAGGTCATCACCTGCCGCGGCCGGCGTCGTCGACGAGTTCACGTTGAAGTACAGCGTGTTCGTCCCGTCCCGGTTCGTGACGGTCACCGCGTCGATCGTCTGGGCGAACTCGGCGAGATCGGCCACCGTCGTCGAGAACGTCTTGTGGCGGGCGACGAGGATACCGGTGTAGGAGGCCATGCCGACGAGTGTAGATCACGCACCACCCGCGTACTTGTCTCCGAGGTTCACCCACATGGACCCGGACGGCTTCAACACCCGCCGGCACCACCCGTGCAACAGGCTTGGGCGGCGTCGACCTCGGTGACGGTGATGTTCACGGTCACGTCGACGTTCGTGCCGCCGACGTCGGTGACGCGGTAGCCGATGTTTGACGCCGCCGAGATCGTGCAATGGTCGGCGAGCAGGATGCCTTCGCCGTCGGCGAGGGTCATGCAGATCAGCCGGGAGTTCGTCCCGGTCTGAGTCGCCCCGGCAATCGTGAACGCCCCGTCGAGCTCGACGAGCCCGGAGCCGCCGGTGTTGTTCTGCACCCAGATCCGAGCCTGAGCGACGACGAACGAAGCGGTCCACCCGGCCGCTTGGGCGTCGACGGTCGAGTCGATCGAATACGAGTCGACAGCCCCGTTGTAGACCAGGCAGCACGCCGAATGCGGAAGGGACGCAGAACCGAAGCAGTCGTTGAGCCGGACGAACCGGACCCAACGCTCGACCTCCAAGAAGTTCTCCTCCATCCACTTCGAGGCGGTCGCTTCGTCGATGGTGCCGAGCGTCAACGCGGCGATCACGTTCTTGTGGGGGATGTGCAGGTCGCACGCCGAGTTCGTCGTGTCAGACAGGTTCGTCAGCGGCCGTCCGTGTGAGGGGCCGCCGTTCACGGGGCTTCCTCGGAACGGCCGGCGCGCGTCGAGGCGGTGTACTCGAGTTCGTAGCCGTAGATCGTCGGGGCAGGAACATCGGTCTGGTTGGAGTTCGCTTCGATCTTCACGGTGATGCCGGTGCCGCGCACACCCCACTTGTTCGGGAAGCGGATCGCCATCGCGTCAGACGACGGGACCCGAACTTCTTGGGTGTCGGACTCGCCGGTGTTGGACGAGACCGTCACCTTGATCGTCGCCGTGTTCGGGTTGTCGGCCGCCGCGGAGACGACGAGATCCTGCACCAGCACCCGCTGACCCAGCGAGAAGTCATGGGGGTGGGACTGCCACGAGTAGGACTCGCGCAACGTCTGCATGTCGTACTCGTACAACACCGTCGACGTCGCCGAGTTCGCGTACCCCGACGGGGCACCCCACGCCCAACGCCCCGTCCAGTCCGTCGTCCACCAGTGCATGTCGCGCGAGACGCCGAGCACCTGGGCGGGATCTTCGAGACGCCACCACGTCGGCTCCTGGCCGTCAGTGTCGACCATCCAGTTCGACGGGAACAGCACGTACTTGCCCCACCGCGCGCACGAGGTCTCGTCGGTGCCCCACCCGGTCGCTGTCTGCGTCCCGTTCGCTGGGTTGAGCTGGGCGGGTCGCCAGAAGTTCGGGTCCATGTGCTTCGCGATCTCCCGTGACGTGTCGCCCCCCTCCCACACCCACACGGTGCCGTTGTCGACCGGGTACACGATCCCGATCGGGGACAAGGCCCCCTGGTTGAGCGCAAGGCCAGGGGACTGCACGAACGGCTTCGGGTCGGCGCGGAAGGCGTTGAGGTCACCTTGCAGGACCAGCGCCCCGCCGGCCCGCTTCATCAACAGCAGCGTGTCCGACGTCAACGAGTACGCCCACTCGTAGCCGTGGGACTGTTCGATGTAGGCGACGGTCTTCTCGTACGCGGTGAGCAGCGCGTCCCGGGTCTGCAGGTCGTTGACCGCCGTCCAGTAGAACGCCTCGTTGTCGGGACGCACCGTCGACGTGTTCGCGCCGCGCGACACGAGCGGGAAGATCACGATGCGGCCCTGGTGGGCGACCATCTTGTTCGGCGGGTAGTTCGTCGTGTCCGCCGGGAGAGCCTTCGTGGAGGTGGAGGTCGGGGTCGACTCGTCCGGGGAGTAGTAGGCGAGCTCGGCGAACACGAACGCGACGACGACCGGGCCCGGGGTCGCCGGATCGGCATGGTTGGATCGCGAGTTGGCGAACTCGCATCGCTTCGGCCGCACGTTCGACGCGTAGGTGCCGGCCGCGTCGCTCGAGTACACCGTCTCCCACGACGGGGTGGTGCGATGCCGGTGGTAGCGCGCGACACGGCGATGGAACGGGGAAGCAGCGTCGTCCCAGAACTCGATGCCGACCCAGACCTCGGTGTTGCACTGGTCGGCGCCGGCGATCGTCGCGTTGCCGACCGCGGTGGAGTAGACAGGGTCGTTCGCGAAGATCCCGCAGATCCGGAACTCCGACGAGAGAAGGTTCTGGGCGCCTTCGTAGCCGGCAAGGGTCGCGCCTGCCGCGATCTTGTCGACGAGCTTCGGGGCCGGGACCAGCGCCCCGTTGTGCGACAGGCAGCCGAACGTGCCGTCTTCGTGCGCGACTCCCGGCGGGGTCAACGGGGACTGGATCTGGCGAATCCCGGGGGAGAAGTCGGTGACGACGAACTGCTGGCGCTGATCAGCCATGCATCGAATGCTACGGCTTCGAGGCGACCAGGGTCACCACCCACGCGATCACCGAGACGAGCAGAGTCAGCGACGCGGTGAGGATCGACACGACGACCCGGGTCGTGTTCGTCGACATCTTCTCCCGGGTGGTGGCAAGCTCGTGGGTGAGGGAGTCCACGAGAGCCGACAGGGTCACCACCTTGTCGGCGAACATGGACTCGAGCTCGTCGATCTGGCCGGCGAGCCAGACACCCTGGTGCTCCGGTGCGACCGAGCTGATCTCGTGGACGCGCGACATGACAGTGGTCTCCTTCGGTTCCGACCGGGCAGGCACGGCACCGTCAGGCGCCGGTCTTGTTCACCACGCGCTCGACGAGGTCGCGCAGGAAGGGCTTCTTCGGGTTGAACTGCTGGCCAGCGGCGACCCCCTGCGGGTCGATCTGCACCATCAGCGCGTCGAGGGTCTTCTCGACCTTCTTGAGCCGGGCATCCTGCTCGGGGGTCATGTCGTCCTCCGGGGTGGTGGCACCCGCGTAGCGGGCGATCGTGACGAGATCCAGTAGCCCTGGGTCCCAGTGGTCGTTGAACGGGACGGCGCTGTGCCCGCACACCCCGTCGAAGGCACGCCAGGTGTCGGGGGTCATGCGGACCGCGCCACCCTCGCCATAGCCGGCGGGACCGGCGACCGGGTGGACGTGACCGAGGTTGATCGCCCCGCCGAGTGCGGCGTTGATGTCGGCGAGGTGAGCGCCAAGGAACCGGAGCTCGTCTTGGGATCGGTTCTGCTGGTCCTGGGCGTAGCCGATGATCTCGGTCTGGACGGCGCGACCACGGTTCGTCTCGTAGCCGCCACGACCGCCTCGGAGGGCGGCGGCGGACCAGTCGATCGGGATGAACTGGACCTTGCGACCGGTGGCGGGGTCGACGGCGAAGTGCGGGGTCGAACACGGGTTGCTCTTGAACAGCGAGATGATGCCGTCCATCGACCCCGCGCCCGACTCGGTGGTGTGCGCCACCCACCGCCACGAGTAGCCGTCGACGTAGGTGCCAGGCCCGGTGCAGCCGGTGATCTGGACGTGCTCGTAACCGTCGAGCCAGAGAGGCATGGGGGGATCGTACCTGTGTGCGGCTACGTGGTGGGCGGATCACCACGCGTGAACATCACGACGGCCATGTCGTGCTCGAGGCGGCGAGCTTCGACTTCGGCTTCGAGCCGGCGGCGGGCAGCGACGAACTCGCGGGCTTCGATCTGAGCGAACCGTTCGGACTGGGAGTGGTTGAACCCCTGGTCGACGCCGGCGATGTACATGTCGTCGCGGGCTTGCCATTCGGCGAGCTGGGCGGTGGCGAGCTCACGGATCGTGCGAGACAACCTCTCGAGCGTCTCGAACGGGTTGAGGGAGTCCGGGTCGATCAAGGGACGTGGCGCGACAACGACGCCGAATCGGGGGTGCCGACAAGGGTCGCGAGCGCAGCCTTGAGGGTCGCGAGCGCCGCCGGGATCGCCGCCCACGCCGCGACCTGCCAGACCGACACGTCGACCGCCGGGGTCCACGACGCGAGCAGGAGCGCGATGAACGCCTCGACGTAGGTGACGATGACACGTTCGGCGGTGTCACGCGCCCACTTGCCGATGGACACAGCCTCGAGCGGCGGGATCGGGTTCGGGTCGACCATGACGGCCTCCTATCGCTTCGCGGCGCGCTTGGCCGCCGCGGTCGCCTTGGCGCGCTCGAGGCGGTCCTTCGGGTCCTCGTCGGTGTCGTCGTCGGCACGGAACAGGTCGGTGACGGTCGGGTCCAACACGTCGACCTCGGACCCGTCGGTCGAGACCGGGGCGTCGTCGGGGGCGGTCGGAACCGACGACGGGTTCGGTTCGGGGGCGATGATCTCGGCGACCGTCTCGGGGGACGAGACGGCGAGCTTGGCTTGCAGCTCGGCGAGCTGTTGGGTGAGGCCGGCGACCGCCAGCTTCAACCCGTGCTCCTCCGCGGAAGCCGCTTCCTGCACCGGGGACGGGGCGTTCCCCCACGGGTCGTCGATCACCATCGGGACCACCTGCGGGTTCGCTCCCATGGTGCGGACCACGACACGCGGCAGGTTCGGGTGACGGAACTGCAGCCCGTGCGGCTCGTAGTCGCGGGGCGGCGTCTTGTGGTGGTCCTCGGGGAGCTCGGCGGTGATCGCCGGCTCGTCGGTGTAGAACGGCGCCGACAGCGTCCCGTACTTCCCGCCGATCCGCTCGACCTCTTGGGTGCGGAACTTGACGTCCATGTCGTCAGGCGCGAGATCCTGCAACGTCGGGTCACCGAACCACAGCTTCGCTGCCGGCCAAGGCACCGCCTGGGTGGCTCCCGGTTCGATCCGGTAGCGGCGCCCGGCGTACTTCGCGGTGAACGGCTTGACGCCGACGTTCTCGACGGAGACGACGTCGTGGTCCTGCAGATCGGTCATGGGTCCATCCTTCGTGACGGGGCTAGCGGGCGGTCAACACGGGGACACGGGGCAGCGCGATCCCAGGTGTCGCTACGGGAGGCCGAGCACCTCGATCGTGGGGGCGACGGCCGACAGGTCGGTGGTGGCGGTGACCTCGGCCATCGCGGCGCCGTCGACGGTCGTGTCGACCCAGTACGCCTTGATCTTGCCGGTGGACGCCACCCACTCGAACACGTACCCGGCCGACGGGTTCACCTGCACCGAGATGATGCGCGAGAAGCCGAGGTCGGCGGCGGCGAGCGCCTCCCCGCCGGTGGCGTAGGACGAGTCGAACGTGACCGTCGCCTGCTTCTGGACGGTGCCACCGGCAGCGGGGCCGTTGTTCGTGATGCTCGAGACCGTGATTGCCATGGTTGCCATGGGGATCAGCCCTTCAACGAGAGGCGCTAGAACAAGGTGAGGCCATCGTAGTTGAACCGGGCCGTCTTGTAGTGGTTCACCCGAACGCCCCGGTGCAGACCGATCTCGACGCCGAGGGCACGCAGCCGGAGGCAGAACCCGACGTCTTCGCCGTGGTGGGTCTCGTCGGCGATCGGCTCGAAGAACCACGGGCACGGCGGGGCGTAGAACTGGGCCATGTACTGCAGGATCGGGCGGGAGATCGCGCAGAACCCCATGCCGACGACGTCGACAGGGATCGCGTCGACGCCGGCGACGACCTCGGAGTTCTCGAGGGCGACGAGCTGGGCGCCCGGGCCGTTGATCCGGTGGTTGCGGTACGCGACGGTGAACGTGTTGCGGGGGTCGCCCTCGAGCGGCGTGCAGTACGCCCCGGACAGGACATGCCACCCTTCGGACTGGGCCGTGTACAGGAGATGCACGAGATCGGAGCGGGAGAACTCGACGTCGGCGTCGGCGAACACGAGCCAGTCGGTGTCGTGGTGAGCGAGGAACGTCTGGACGCAGGCGTTGCGCCCGTCGTCGAGGTACGGGCCGGTCGGACGAATCCAGTGGGCGTCGACGTAGACCCCGTCGGCGGCGTGGGCCCGGTTGTTGCACGCCTCCCACAGCGACACGTGGGTCGGGATCGACACCGACCACGGCGAGATCATCGCGATCGACGCGGTGATCGGGTTCTCGACGGTGACGTTCCCGTCGGCGTCGGTGGTGATCGTGGGCAGCGTGACAGTTCCATCCATGAGGGCAGATGGTACGCGCAACGACCCGGGGTCGCATGGACCCCGGGCCGCCGTCGCGCTGCCCCGTGCGATCAGGTGATCAGACGGCCTTGCACACCCACACGTCGACGGTGTTCGACGACGAGGCGTTGATGGCGATGCCGATGGCCTCGCCGGCGGCCGGGCTGGCCGTCGCCGACACGTAGCCGGCGGTGGTGGCGGACCGCTTCAAGATGTCACCGGCAGCGACCGAACCGGCGGCCGGGACGTTCTCGGCGATGCCGTAGTACACGACCTTCGCTCGACCCGACGCCGACGCATCCTTGATCGCCACGCCGACGCACAGCGAAGCGGTGCCGTTGGTCGCCGCGGTGGCGACCTGGCCGTCGGTGCCGACCGCCACCACCTTCGGGGCGGTCACGGCGGCCGACGCCTTGAACTCGCCCTCGAGCGAGGGGAGCTGGGACTGCAGGTCGGTGACGCCGAACGCACCGAGGGGGTTGTTCACGGTCTTCGAGCCGGACATGAGGTGTCTCCCGGGGGATCGTGGGTGGGTGGGTGCGCTCGGCTCAGGCCGAGATGTTGGTGAGCTTGCCGGACGTCTGCGGGGCCGTGTGGATCACGTTGCCGTACCAGAAGATCAGGCCGACCATCGCGTTCTGGTTCACGGGGACCCGGAACGGCTGCATGGCGAAGTCGACGCCGTTGAAGATGGCGAGGTCGATGTACTCCTCGTTCAACGCCACGATCGCCGAGTTCGACGTGTTGGGCCCGTCGAAGCACTTGTCGTCGAGCACCCACGGGATCTGGTCGAACAGGAGGTTCTTGAAGCCGGCAGCGGCGAGCTGCTCGTCGCGCATCCCCTCCGTGGGGAACCGCTGGTACGGCTGCAGGAGGGCCCAGTACCGGTTGTACTGCTCCTTGCGGGAGAACAGGATCGTCGGGGAGTGGCCGCCCTTGGTGGCGTTCGACACGAGCGACCGCAGCACCGACAGGGTGAGGGTCGCCGACGTCGAGTCGTCGGTGCAGTTCAGGTAGGTGTTCGCCGCTCGGGTCAGCCCGGCGTAGGAGGTGGCGACACCGGCGTCGTCGACGGCGTCCTGCAGGCCGTCGATCTTCTTCGAGTTCGACACCGCCGAACCCCACAGGTCGGTGCCGAGCTTGTTCGACAGACCCATGCGAGCCTGGGACCACTGGACGTCGACCAGGGAGGCGATCGCCTGCGGGCTGTTCGCCCGGGCGATGTCACGACCCGACAGGGACATGGAGGCGTAGTACTCCTTCATGTCCCAGCCGCCGTTCTTGATGTTGTCCTCGGGGGTGACGTCGAGCAGGTCGTACCCCTGGTACTCGCCGGTCGCCGAGTAGATCGACGTGATGAACGGCGCCTCGAGGTGGGTGCCACCGGCGTAGCGCTTCTTGTTGGCGCCGTTGAGTCGCCACAGGAGGGCGACCGAGCCGTAGACCTGATCGGTGATGACCGGCATCACGATCCGGTTCGAGATCGAGGTGATCGTGTCGGTACCGACGATGGTGGGCATGGATCAGATCCTCCGGTGGGGGGACTGCTTGGGTCGACTTGTCACCATCCACCGATCCATCCATCGGTCTGCGACGGCAGTATAGGGAACGACGACACCGGAGTCACGGATCGTG